AACGAAGACATTAAAAAGATATGTCAAATTTTTAACCAAGAACCAGATGTCCATATCCTTGGCCCAAAACAAAGAGACGAATACGGCAATATCAAACATGCCGGTATAGTGGGTACCAATACGGAACCAAGACATAGAGGTTGGAATGAAGTTGACCGCGAAGATAATCTGTACAGAGATAGGGTTAATTGCGTAACAGTTTCCGGGTCTGCATACTTCATTAGAAGATCGGTCTGGAATGCCCTAACAAACGATGAAGAGTATAGAAAGATGTACCCCGATGCAATAGGAGCCTTCCTGCCAACGCCTCATTACTATGAGGAGACTTGGTGCTCCTACTTCGCACGTCATCGTGGCTACAATGTAGTGTATGATGGTAGCGTATCGATTGGTCATAGCTGGCACGCATCATCACCAAAACCAGGCGAAGGCTACAGCCACGCTGATGCCCAATTCAAAACAAGTCAATCAATATTTCGCAAAGCCTGCGATACTATAGGAATAGAAAGAGATTAAAATGTCAGATCAATTTAATGTTTACCTTTACAATGCAGAAGTAGTTAAGATAGTCGACGGAGATACTTTTAAGATTAAGATAGATCTTGGTTTTGAGGTTCACATTGGACCAAAGAGTGTCAGATTATATGGCGTTAATACACCAGAAAGCCGCACTACAAACTTAGAAGAAAAGAAGATGGGTCTTGCTGCAAAAGAGTTCACTGATCAATGGATCAAGAAAGCTAATAACAAAGTAAAGATCGAAACTATTTTAGACAAGAATGAGAAGTACGGTAGAATTCTAGCTAGAGTATGGAACGAAGCTGGCGAATGCCTCAATACAGAAATTGTTAAGGCTGGATTAGCTAGAGAGTACTTTGGCGTAGGCGATAAAACATTTGAGGAATTTAAGCCGGACAAAAGCATAACCTTACCCCCTTCCCCATTTGGTCGACCAGCATAAGTGATACGATATATACCATGCAAACATTCCTGCCATATCCTGATTTTAAAGAATCAGTTCGGGTATTAGATTACCGCAGACTTGGAAAGCAACGAGTAGAAACTTTCCAAGTCTTGAACATTTTACTTGACCGTACTCCATCAAAGGGTTGGCGTAATCATCCAGTCACTTTAATGTGGACCGGCTATGAATCAGCTCTACAGCTCTATCAGAATTACACTATTCAAGAGTGGATTAGCAGAGGTTATAAAAACACCATGCTGTTAGAGGAGATAGATATAGATTCAGTAGTTATGCCATCATGGTTTGGCTTAGAAGAATTTCATCGTTCACACAGATCAAATCTTTTGCGTAAAGATTACGAATATTATTCCCAATATTTTGACGAAGATCCTAATCTTCCATACTATTGGCCAGCTAAAGAGGTAGCTAATGCAAACTAGAGTGTTTTTATCAGGCGCTATAGAAGATGTCCAATCTGACTTTAAGCATAGTTGGAGAGATGAAGCTACTGCGCTTCTAGATCATAGAGGTTTTAAGGCAGTCAATCCAATGGACTACGCTCTTGAGGAAGAAGACTGTGAACCAAAAGAAATAGTAGATAAAAATCTCTTCTTGCAAAAAAGCTGTGACATTATTTTAGTAGAATACACATTACTCTATAGGGCGTACATTGGAACAGACTTTGAAATGACCTGGGCGCATCTAAATAATCAACCAGTAATTGTTTGGGCGCACCAAGATTTGCAGCATAGAAAATATCTTAAATTTCTTGCTACAAAAGTTGCAGATACTCTTGAAGAGGCTGTAGAATATATATCTAATACATATCCATCAACTAAATAAAGGAAATAATATGGCAGAAAATAAGTTCAACTATTTTGAAGTAACCACTTCTTATGTTGTTAAGGCCAAGAATAAGTCAGAGGCTGAAAAGGTAGTCCTTGGACGTCGTGGCGTTAAGGGCGAAATTATTACCAGTAAGACTAACGTAGATCGAATCTCGGCTGTAGAAGTCCGAGAAATGTTGGAGATCTAAGAATCCTATTAACTAGAGGGTAGCACTATTTACTTAGTGTTACCCTCTATAAACCTTAAGGAAAGTATATGATATACGCTCAAATGGTGGGCAGAAATGAAGAGGGAAGATTTCTAGAGGAAGTTCTAGAAAGGCTTTCACAGCAAGTAGATGGTATTGTTTTTACCGATGATTGCTCTACTGATAACACAGCTAAAATAGCAGAAAAATATTGTCACGTTTATTCAACTCCAGAGCAACTGTTCACAAAACATGAGGGTCAACTAAGAGCTTTTGCTTGGTCCAACATGTGCCAGCATGCAAAACTTGGTGACTGGATTGTGGCAATCGATTGTGACGAAATGCTGTATAATAAAAACGATATAGATAATCTTAATATCTCATCTGTTCTATCAAATTCGCCTTACGACGTTGCCAATGTTCGCTTTTACCACATGTGGAACGAGAATCAATGGCGCACAGATAAGCTATGGGCTCCAAATAATAGCAGTAGAATCTTCAGATTTAAAGAAAATGGTGGCTTCGCCAATAGGAAATTAGCCTGTGGTTCAGAACCTACATATGTAGTTGACTGGATTGCACAAAGAAACTTCTGGATTGACTCAGGTTTAGTCATGAAACATCTTGGATATGTAAGAGATGAAGATAAGATCTCTAAGCATCAAAGGTATTCGACTTTAGACGGTGGAGAATTTCACGCATTAAATCATATTAACTCAATAATAGACCCAAATCCAGTCTTGATTGACTGGGGAAATTTCTTAAGGTAGGAAAAATGAAAAAAGATATTAGAATTGCAACACACGCACAAACAATTCAATCGCTAACTTTAAAAATGCTATCCAAGGAACGTTTTGCTTACGTTAATTTTCCTCGATCAGCACTCATTGCTATGGGTAGTCCAGATATGAAGAAAGCTTCTAAGGACTTTAGTGATTCAATAAGTAAATCATTTAGCATTAATGATAAGAATTTTATGAAAGGAATACCTTTAGCTTTTGTAAATTCTAATGATTCAGATAATGAATTAGATTATTCAAAAGTGGATTCTAATCAGAGATACTATAACTCAACAACACTTGAAAACTACTTCAATAATAATGAAGTAGCTTTTACATCTTTTGTAGACTTTTATATAAGAAATACCCCATATGTTGTAGTTACATTTCATGATAGAAAAGTAATTACAAGGGTTCTAGGATCACCTGTGGACACAATTTATGTTCCATATAATGATTATTATGATAAGTTAGATTCTATAATTGAAACTTTGGCAACCTATACCGGTAAAGTTGATACAGTTATTTTGGATTGTCCGCTACTTTCTGCTGCTTTAGCTGGTAAGATATGGGACGAATTGAATTTTTCTATAATAGATTTTGGGAAGGTAATCGGTTTTGCTCGAGCAAGATTTAGCAATAGGATTTCCCAAAATGAAAAAACAGATTGAAGACAAAGAAGATGATCTATTTTTAATAGATCTTTTATTTGAATCAGATCTAACCATTTCAGCTATAGCCAAAGAACTTGGTTATTCATTTGCTCAGTTAAATAAAAAAATTAATTCACTTGGTCTTTCTTGGATTAAAGAGCAAAAGAAAAAAACATCAAGAGGTCAAGCTGCACTTACTCAGGCAATGCAAAAGCTTTTTCCTGGACAAAAGATCATAAACGAACATCACATAGGTGAGCGTTTAAGAATCGATGTATTCTGTCCAGAATATAGAATAGGTGCAGAGTTTCATGGTAGGCAACACTTCTATTATACTGAAAGATTTTTTGAATCAAAATATGATTTTATTCAAGCTCAAAAAAGAGATGAAAGAAAATTAGAACTTTGCAAGCAAGAAGGAATAACATTAGTTGTATTTAGATACAATGATGAGCTGAGTGAACAAGCTGTTTATGATAGACTATTACAGGCGATAAGATTAAGTCCTCATGTTCCAGAGAATATAAAAACGAATAAGAAGAGCATTACTCAAAATAAATTTTATCAGGATAGAAAAAAGCAATACAACGAAAGAAAGAAAGAGACATATAAAAAAATGAAAAAGAGAAGAGATAATCATGAGTGATATTGAATCTTCTCCCGTAACTCAACCAATTGAGTATCAGATATTTGCTCTTTCATTTAGAGAAAAGGGAGCAATATCTTACTTTAAAGATAATCTAGATCCACAGATTGTTGGGATTAACGATAATCAACACGGTGTTCATGAATTCTATAATGCTCTTTTGTCATATGTTTCTAGTACAGATCTAGATATAGTCGATCCAATAGTATTTAAGAATTGGATACAACTAGAAAGCCGTGTCTTTGAGGCGCTCAATGGAGACGAGGGAGTTAATGCTCTTATGAGCGTCCTCTCTGATATGCAGCTGGCTAGCCCTGAAGCTGTTGTTCAGGTTCTTAAACATAAAGATAATAAAATTAAACAGAAAAACTATTTAAAAGAGTTAGAAATAATTATCAGCCAAAAGGGTAT